CTTTTGGGTATCGTATGGATCATACAATCATACACGATTGGATTATGAGTAAATTATAACTTCTTGTGTCACGGCATCTGGATTTTTACTATTAATTGACCGTCGAGCTTGTACCTCTTTAATCTTATATTCACTAAAAGTATCTGTAACCAATTTGACATTTGCATTACTCATTGAAAATTGAACTTTACTTGACTTTATTAACTCAAATAAATCTTGGTGGTCTTTTAATCCGAAACCATCTTTCGTGTATCCCACAAAAGATGTTTTTGTTTCCGGAGCATACGGTGGATCGAGATACACAAAATCCCCGTGTTCTATATTCTTGAATGCCTCTCTAAAATCACAATGTTTGAAATCAACATTTTTAATAAGTGCTCGAATGCTATAGAGTTCTTCTAATGATATTAAAGTTGGTGTTGTCTTATAATGACCAAATGGGACATTGAATCCATTTGGACCTTCTCGGTATACACCTCTAAAACACATTTTATTAAGAAAAATAAATGTCGCCGACCTTTCGGGTGTTTCATCTCTATGTGTGTTAAACCATTGTCGAATCCAATAGTAATAATTTTCTTTTGACTTTTTTGCATCCTCCAAAGTTTCAGGTTTTCTATTTATGTCTGAACCTGTACAACTTTCATATTCTGAGTACAAAGAGTCCAGGTGTTTATGAAGTTTCTCCGTATTCTCTTGAATATTCTTATATACTGCAATCAATGTACCATTGAGGTCATATGCACACACCTTTCCAGATACAATACCTCTCGAAAGAACTGTGAATAAAACACTCCCACCGCCAACAAATACTTCATGATAATTATGAATATTTGGTGGAAATGAGTCCATGACATCCCCAATTATTTGTGTTTTACCACCAACCCATTTAATGAATGGTTTCATGTTTTTTTCTCGAATGAAAGTTTTAAGTACGTGGTGGAGTTGTAGGCACGTAACTATCCTCGTCCGATGAGACCGAAGACTGTGTATCTGAAAAATTATCCCCCACTTCCGGTTCGGGGAGTGGAGGTTCGAAAGATTTTAGTAGAACCATAAACGGAAAGAGCTTCGCCAGGTCTGCGTGAAACCTTTTTGTTTCTCTGTAGTGTTTCTCGGGGTCTTTGATACTCTCCGTCAAAAGTTCTTCAGCTGCACGCATATGAAACTTTGCTTCGTCGAGGACAAATTGTGTATACTCGTCCATTGCTATAAAATAACACGGCATCTTTAAGTCAAATTTAAACACTTTGGGCATACCCAAACGTTTTTCTTTATACACTTTTGTGTAACATTACATAGAGAACATTCATGTTCCCCAAACTCTAAAATTTCATTTTTAAATCTCCAAAAGCAGGTTGTGCATACTTTGAGTCGAGAATCCATAAGTTTCCGACATATATCGTAATTTGGACACCGAGCATCCCCACCTCTCATTATATAAAAGTACTCTTATGTCTTTATATAGTTGGTATAAATTCCCATCGTAGGTCCGTACATATTAATTTCCATATGACATCTTGTTGATATAACTTTTCTTTGGACTTGAGAAGTGGAAAATATCTCAAGTACTCATCCTCCCCCAAAAGTTCACAAAACTTATAAAGTACGTAGGAGTAGCTCAAAAAGTTCTTTCGCTCCGATGGACAATTCTTATCAAAAGGTTTTTGAATATCCTTGAACATGATACGCAACCGCTCCTCTAATTCTATAGGCATGTTTGGAGCTTTGATACCGTTCAATATGTTTGTAATGTATGGAACGTGTTCATAATATTTATTCAGTCTCAACTTTTTGAGAAGTCCTCGAATCTTTGCGTGTGTAATCTCATCTAACTTCTTAATCTTCATCTTCTTAAGTTCAGACCTCAACTGTTCCATAACTTCAGTGGGAATCGTCGTCATCTCTTGCGCTTGAAACTGACTGAGCCATTCGTTAAAGTGATTTTCACGTTTGTAACTATAGTTCACAACTTTCTCAGAAGTTTCTTGTTCTTCACGGTACGTAAGTTCTTCACTAATCAAACACATGATAACTAATCCACATGCATCACACACAAGTTCACTCGTTTCTTGGAAATGAACTACATTACTCGACGCACATGTTCTACACTTATCTTTGATACTTTGTACAGGTCTATTTATATTTTGTCGCTCAACCTCGACGAGATAATCTGTGAAAATATCTTTTCGTTGTAGACCAACCGTCTCTTTCACGTTGAATACATTATTTGTGTTTGTCTTCTCCTCAGTTTCATCCGCATACTGATTCATATAGGGCATACATTTAATAATATATTCAGACATCTCAGTCTCGTACCTTCGTTTATTGGTAGGGTCGGTATCAATAAGAGTATTCCAATTATCAACTTTATTATTATACCTACTTAAAAAGTTTCCTTCCATTATAATTAAGAATGTTCGTCAAACTTTTAAGTAGCGTTCTTTATTTTTATAGAGGTTCACCAGATTATTCGATAATATCAGAAGAACTTGAATATACTGTTGATTATCGGATGAAGTATCGAATAGAAGACGACTTTTGGAAAGAGGAAAGTAAAGATTGGGATGGTATACTTGATGAGTTTTATACGGTTGTCACCGGTAAACAATTTCGAAATACAATCGTACCTCAAAATGTAAAGAAGCTCGCACTTAGAGTAAAATATTCGTACGGAGGTAAGGTCTACAAAGCCATATCAAATGATATTAACTTTAGACCTGGTCAAGATGAAAACAAAGAGATGAGTTTTAGTATCCCATTGAGTAGTGCTTGGCTCGTTGATCACAATGATAAACCAAAGAGAGACATTACTGAAAAGGTGAAGCGATACGCAGGTCCACGAAACGATTTTCACGGTCAACATGTACCATTAAAAGAATTTTTGTATTACACGAAAGATACACTCGAACGTAAGTATCCCAAAATAGTGATTTCAAACGCTTTTGGTATGAAGAAAACACTGAATACTCTCGAGGACACTACAGGTCATCTTCGGATACCTTAGTTGCGAGGTAGAACTTGAGTTCCCCCAAATTGGCGACATTATACTTTAAAATTAAGAATCGATTCCCATCTTCCTGCATGATTTGCACAGACGAACACATACTCGTCGCCTTTGTAAATATATTTAGATACCTGAGCGAATAGAGACCTGTAATTTCCTGAGATTCCTCGGGGCATTCAATGAAAGTCTCTTGATTTGCGAAATCACCCTCACACCTGAGTTGAAGCGATTTCCCAGAGCGTGTGATTTGAATATCCATACCGATATTGGACATGTCTCTACACAATCTTTGAAAGTCTGCGGATGGGAGAGTCGTCACACTCGTCATAGTGACAGTTGGGACTTCAATGCGACTCTCATTGATATCTAAAAGTTTGAGTTGAAACTTTGTACTCGTCTTTTTAGATTCACTGGTGATTTCAATATCCATACATTCCTTGGAGTTGATTTCAATCGTGAGTACATCGTTATTTGTAATCGTCTTCAAAAGTTTGAATGTATTTGAAATGTTGATACCTGCGATGATTTCCTCGTGTTCACAAGAGTATTCCTCAAAGTTATCGGCTGCCAAGAACATATCGATGAGTGATGTTCTCGCTGTGTCCAGGGTAACGATGTACATACCCTGTGGACGAAAATAGATATTCACGTCATTGAGGATATCTTTCAATACCTCAAAGGTTGATTTAAAAGCCGAAGCTTGGATTGTAACTAATCTCATAACTACTAAATAGTGTGCGTTAAATCTTTAAACACTATCAGAATACGCAATACCCTTACTGACGTCGCGACTTATCTTTTCCTCGAGTTCCTTGGTCATCGCGGGTTGAAGTGATTGTCCGTAATTATCCAGTGTAAAGAGGTCTGCATCATTTTCATCACCCTCGAGAGTTGTCATAGAGCAGGCGCCACCAAACCCCCAGTTGGATACTTCCGCATTTGGAAGAAGTGAGTCCAGCCAATTCTTAATTTCATTACCAACGAGAAGTTTTCCATTCTTTGTGAGCATAGTTGGAACTCTGTCAATCTTATTACGATACGCTGGTGGAATACCCAGTGTATTTACATTATGAAATCCTACTAATTGTTTGAGCTGTGGGTGTCGGTTGATATACTCGATAACCTCCATGGAGTGTTTGCATCTTGGACTATATATCAGTAGAGACATCTAATAGTACATCGGTATTTTGTAAAAAAAAATTAACGCATAGTAGTATAGATGAACTTACTTATCATAGCCATTCTTCTTGTGATTGTCCTGTTGGTAACTACCAACCGAGAACCATTCACTGAAATGTTTGGTTTTTCAGGATACACCAAGCCTACTGGGTCACTTCGTTTTGATGACAAAAAACCAAATCTTATCGGTTATCGTCAGGCCGAAGCGAATGTGGACAATAATATGATGCAAGAGTTCGTCCTCCAAGCAAACAATGAAATTAAAAAGCGTACTGGATTGTGCACGTATATCATTGAGACTACATCTGTTAAGAAGTATGAGACGATCGGTAAAGATATGTACGAATGTATGTTCATGACAGTGAAGAATAGCGGGTTCGCATTTGGTTTCTCGGTCGTTGCTTCGTATGAAGTGACTAATGGCACTATTAAGTTGGTGTCCCTTCGTTCGCAACCCCTTGACGTGAATACTGTGTCCGACGTAGCGCCATTTGTCGAAGGTTCTTCTGGTCAAGAATTCGTGAACTATGACATCGTTAAGGAAAAGGCTGTTCCATCACGAGGCGAGTTAGAAATGGCTAAAAATAAATTACGCTAATTGTAATGATCAGCATCAATGATATACATAAGATTGATGAGAAGAGAAAACAGATTCGTAAAGAGATTTACACTAAAATTTACGAACAGTTTTCTCGAAAGATTAAGCAGTGTGTGGAGTTGGGACACAAACAGATATTCCTGCTAGTACCAAGTTACCTAGTTGGATATCCAGTATTTGATAGAACAGCGGCGGCGAAATATATTGCGAGGCAGTTTAAACTGGGAGGGTTCCAAGTACAGCTCGTAAGTGAGTATGAAATCTATGTCACATGGCAGGTCACAAAGAAAAAGAAAGAAAAGCAGACAGAAAAGGTAGAGGATGAACTAGACGACTTTCCAAAGCTCATGAATCTCAAGAAAATGGCGAATAAATACAGGCGAGGTGCGTAGGACCTAATTTTTTAAAAAACCTCTTAATCATAAATGGATAATTTGAGTGTACTCGTAGAAGCTAAGAAAGAGTATATGGGACAGTTGTGCCTCATTATGTGTCCACCTATGATTGAAGTGTTCGATGATATGTACAATGAAGCCTCAAAGCTTTCAAATGGTCGTAAGACTCTCCTTATGTTTCAAAAGCTTCTCAAGGAAGTTCCAAACTGGTCTAATGCGATGTCGAAGCAACACTCAGACAACATCGCAGACCGATGTGCGTGGTTTAATGACCTTTTAGCAGCTGTTTTTGTCGCGTGCACCAAGATTCTTTCCGCGGTTCGTCTCAAGTCGGACAATAAGAAGATTTCGCTCAAGCTTCCCGCGAATGAGATATTCATTCAAACCTGTTATAACAATATCGCCAAAGACCTCTATAAGGACCCCTACATTTTCCATGAAGAACAAAGTGAGTATGTACGCGACGACCAGTTGACCAAGCGATTTTGCACCTGCATCGAGACAACTATTAAGGAACTCATCCCAGTCCAACAGATTCTTCAAACCTACATGTCCCAAGAGAGTCGTGATATCGACCTCGACGGGGAAGTTCAAGATACCCCAGACCCAGAAGTATACGACGAGCAGGAACCAATTCCAGAGCCCCTACCCGAACCGGAGCCACAGCCACAGCCAGAGCCACAGCTACAGCCACAGCCACTCCAAGAAGAAGAACTTCAACCCACTGGACTTGAAAATGAATTTAAAACAGTCCCAGGTGTTCAAGCACCCCAACCCCAAGCACCAATCATTTCAACCCAAATCCCTCAGGCGTCCAAGAAGATGAGGATGTTTTCTTTGGGGATGCACCAGACCAGCGTACAAAAAAAGCTACGTATAATTAAATGGAGTTGTCCGAATACCTCAGAGATCCAGTGAGCGCCGCCCTCATCGCGGGTGGTATCACTGCTGTGTATATTCACGCGAAGGCTCAGTTAAATAACGAAGGCAAGTTGGAGCTCAATAAGTATACAAAGCCAGCAGTGCTTACGGCTATTCTTGTGTACTTCATTGTGTCCCAAGGAGTTGGTCAGAAAGAGAGTATATCCACCGAACCTTTCTAAACTTAAAGATTTAATACTATGAATAAGAAAATGGCGTCCGTCACTGCGTTCAATGACATGCTCTCCCAATTTCTTGTGGAATTGCACAAGACTTTTCCAGATGAAACCGGAATTAAGAAGATGTTGACTTCGTTTGAAGTTTTGAAATCAACAAATCCTAGACTTATTGTCGATGGATTTATGAAAGGTGTGAGTCCTTACGCAGATAAGATATCAGCCAAGGATGAAACATTCCTTCTTGAAGAAATTGAAAACATTGAGTTTCTCAAGGAGCTCAATATCAAGAAGTACTGGCAAAAAATGAGTCCCAATACGAAGTCTGCGACATGGCAATACCTCCAAACGTTGTATATGCTTGGTACAACGATTACTGCGATCCCAGCTGAAACACTCAGTCTGATTGAAAGTATCGCGAAGGATTGTGCCGAAAAATTGCAGACCGAGGGTGGTCAATTGGACCAGGATGCTCTCATGCGAATGATGGGAAGTATGCTTGGTGGTCTTCCAAAAAAATAAACCTCAATGTATATTAAATGGAGGCTTGGTTTGACGAACCCCAACAACTTATACGCGCCGACCAGGTTTTGCAGTTTTGGCCCACCAAGGGTCAGACCCCAGAAGATCGAATTAATGCGGCTTCAAGATTTATAATTTATGCGTCGTGTATAATTTACATTACACGTCGTGATCCCAGAATTTTCGTTTTAGCTGCAACCGTTTTAGCGGTTCTTTATGTCTTGTATAAATCAAAAATGGTCAAGGAAACCTATGGTACAGCCACCAGTGGAGATGTCATGGGCTGCCAAATGCCCACCGAAGATAATCCAATGGGTAATGTTCTCATCACAGACTACACAGATGCACCAAACCGCCTTGAAGCGTGCTATTACCCAACGGTAAAACCATTCGTCAAGAGTTTCCTCGATGACCGTATTCAATATGACGCTGGTCGTTCTCGTTCACCAATGCCCGAATATCAACGTAATGCGTCTGCGCGACAGTTTATAACTATGCCAGTTTCCAATATTCCAGGAGACCAAACTGCTTTTGCGGAGTGGTGTTATGGTGCGAAGGATGAACGTATGTGTAAGACAGATGGTGAATTTTGTGACCCAGATGCCCGTGGTGTCCAACTTGAGGCTTTTGGTGGACTTGATGCGAGTGGTGCCACTCGAAGAACAGCCTCACGACTATAAATATTCTCATGTAATAATAAATGGCGTATCAGCTTCAACCTGGCCTCGCGATTGTTCAAAATACGGGTGCTCTCCCACAAGTGAGAGCGACGGACGAAATTTTTGTGTATCCCCAGCCCAGTAGCCTCAATTGTGGAGATTGCCGACCAAATACGATGTTGTATGGTACAGCGCCATACATGGCGGGTAAGGGTTCTCCAGCACAGTTTATTGATGTTTCTGATCAACTCAGACCACAATCTACTTCTCAATTCAACAAGACTATCGTTCCAACTTATGAACGTAACTTATTCCCCCTCAACGACATGTCGTGTAAGGTTCCACTACGCACTATGAGATACGAACCATCGAGTACTCGT